AGAAATAAAGATGGGTTTGACCGTAGACTTAGAGCCTTGTAAATTTAGGGCTAAAGACGTTTGGTGGCGTGGTATAGCTGATCTCGTGATTACAGACGGTAGCACTGCGTGGATCGTGGACTATAAAACAGGTAAGTCTGCTAAGTATGCAGACAAGGGTCAGTTAGAACTCATGGCCTTGGCTACGTTTAAATTCTTTCCTGACATAAAATCCATCAACGCCGCATTAGTTTTTACTAAAGCTAAAAAGTTTATAAAGCATAAATATACTGATGACATGATAGATTCTTTGTGGGATAAATGGTTATCTAAGTTTAAACGTATGGAAGTGGCTTACGAGACAGATACTTGGAACGCACATCCTAGCGGTTTATGTAAAAGACACTGCGCTGTAGTAGAGTGCGTATACAATGGGAGCAACTGATGGCTTATACAAAATCACCTAGACCTTACAAGCATGAGTACCAGAAACAAAAAGAACGTGACGAGAAAAAAGAGAGGGCCGAAAGACAACGTGCTAGACGCTCTTATGACAAGAAAGGTATCAATCGTAAAGGTAAAGATATTAGTCATAACAAGGCACTAGCTAAAGGCGGAAGTAATAAAGACGGGACACGATTAGAAAGTCCTGCGAAAAACCGCGCTAGAAACGGTCAAAAAGATAAGAAGAAAACATAATATGGAGAGAGTAGTTTGGACATTATTAATAATATCGCGGTATTACTTAAGTTACATGAACCCCATAGAGTAACGAGTGTAATAGCTAAGAGCCGTGAATTAGCGGATAATAAAGTGTTAGTTAATTGGGGACTTGAAGAAGCACTGAGCCTAAAGAAATTAAATATAAAAGTCCCTTCTCCCATTGAGGGAAGGTACGAATGGACGGGAAGACACAAACCGTTTGAACATCAGAAAGCTACAGCCGCTTTTTTTACCATGAATAAAAGATCGTTTTGTTTTAACGAGCAAGGTACAGGTAAGACAGCTAGTGCTATATGGGCATCTGACTTCTTAATGAAACAAGGTAAGATACGTAGAGTGTTAGTAATCTGCCCCCTTTCTATTATGGATAGCGCATGGCGTGATGACTTGTTTACGTTTGCTACACACAGAACTGTATCTGTAGCGTATGGCCCAGCAGAGAAACGTAAGAAGATAATACAAGAAGGCTCTGACTACGTGATAATAAATTATGATGGTGTAGCTATTGTAGCAGACGAGATAAAAAAGGGTGGGTTTGATTTAGTCATTGTAGATGAGGCAACGCATTATAAAAACGCGCAGACAACACGGTGGAAAACATTAAATAGACTGCTAACAGATGATACGTGGCTGTGGATGATGACAGGAACACCTGCCGCGCAAAGTCCTGTAGATGCTTATGGACTTGCAAAGATGGTTAATAAGAACTTAGTCCCACGATTTTTTACGTCCTTTAAAGAACAAGTTATGGTTAGGGTGTCTCAATTCAAATGGTCAATTAAACCTAAAGCTACTGATATAGTGTTTAAAGCATTACAACCCGCCATACGTTTTACAAAAGAAGAATGTCTTGACCTACCACCGATGGTGTACGTTAAACGTGAGGTAGAGTTAACAAAACAACAGAAGAAGTATTACAAACAAATTAAAGATAAGATGGTAATGGAAGTAACAGATGCAGAAGTTACCGCAGTAAATGCAGCAGTGAGCCTTAGTAAGCTACTACAAATATCATCTGGAGCAGTGTATACTGACGCAGGGGATGTGTTAGAGTTTGACATTAAAAATAGATATAAAGTTTTACGTGAAGTTATTGATGAATCAAGCCAGAAAATATTAGTGTTTGTACCTTTCAAGCACGCTATAAACATATTAACAGCTAAGTTACGTGCTGATGGTATAGCAACTGAAGTTATTCAAGGTAGCGTATCTGCACCAAAACGAACAGAAATATTTAGGACATTCCAAAACGATAAAGATCCACGTGTGTTAGTTATACAACCACAAGCAGCAGCACATGGTGTCACGTTAACAGCAGCTAATACAGTAGTGTGGTGGGGACCAACAAGTTCATTAGAAACCTACGACCAAGCTAACGCACGGGTACATAGGTCAGGACAGAAACACAAATCTACTGTGGTACAGCTCCAAGGTTCTGCTGCTGAAAAACACGTTTACAGGTTACTAGACAAGAGAATCAACGTTCACGCAGAGTTAATTAATTTATACAAAGAACTACTTGACTAGCATACGATTAGGTACTATATGTAGATTCTCGATACAAATAGGAGGGTATTATGAATACAGAAGTAACTCCTGATAGATTAACTAAAACGTACATTAAGATACGTGACCAACGGTCAATCTTATCAGCAGCTTATAAAGAAGCAGACGCTAAACTTGTAAGACAACAAGATAGCGTAAAAGCAGCGTTACTTCAGCATTGTGAGCAACACAATACTGAGAGCGTAAGAACTTCAGAAGGATTGTTTTTTAGGTCTACTAAAACGCGCTATTACACTGACGATTGGGACGCTATGTATGCTTTTATTAAAGAGCATAACGTTCCAGAGTTTTTTGATAAACGTTTGAACCAGACTAACGTGAAGCAGTTCTTGGAAGACAACCCAAACGATATTCCCCCTAGTCTAAAGACAGATAAGGAAGTCGTTGTTACTGTAAGGAAGGCAAAAAAATGAACGAACCTTTTGTACCGATAGAAGACTTAGCTAAACATTTTAGTGTGTCTATATCAACTGTACGGGCTTGGGTACGTCAAAAACACATTCCTAAAGATACCTACATCAAGATAGGTAATACTTATAGGTTTCGTATTGGCGATGTATCCCATGCTTTGACTAAGAAAGAAGAAGTAGGGTTACCTATATACATGGATGAACTTACGGAAATAAAACCCCAAGAAGCGTCTGCTTATGCTTACCAAATTACTAGCGGTATAGACGAAGTAGATGACGATCAATAACAACAATAAACCTCCTGAAAGGAGAGCAAAAATGGCCGACTACGTAAAAACAATAATTAAGGGATTGGACGAGAATAACTCTCAGATAAAAGTTACAGCTTATTACCCTCAAGTAAACCAACCGTATAGGTATGACGGGAAAAGGACAGTACCTTGTAGGCACGAAGATAAGGATGCTCATTTTGCCACTAACTTTACAATGGACCCATTCACGGCAAAGAGCCTGTTTAAAGTAATGAAGCAAGCTTACGAGGAAAAAGGCAGAGGTGAGTGGGGTGAATTTAAAATGCCTTTTACTAAAGACGACGATGGTAATTTTAGGTATCGTGCTCGAACAGGAGCGACGTACACATCAAAGAGTGGTGAAGTAATAAGAAAACTTGTACAGCAACGTGATGCGACTGGACAACTACAAGCTACAAATTTTGAACTGACAAGTGATAGTAGGATAAGTCTTCAAGTCACACTCAACCCATCGGCAACTCATCCTAGTAAAGTAAGTGAGCTTGGTGACCATACTGTAACTTTATGGTTAGATCAAATTCTTGTGCATGATCTTGCGGCTCGAAAAGAATACAATCCGTTTGGTGTGACTTCTGGATCATTTGATTCAAATAAGCAAAGTGGTAACGATGCACCACAAGAAGACAATCCGTTTGAACATACACAAGAACCTGTTAAAGAAGCAGATCCCTTCGACGAAGAGACTGTAGAAGAGCCTAAGAAAGCCGCCAAGAAGACAGCACCTCCACCGACCGCTGCCGCTCAGGACGACTTGAGTTCTATTGTTGAAGATTGGGACGACTGATAATCAGCAATAGGAATCCACTGCGGCTAGGTTACGCCGAAAAGGGTAATATGCTGTTACCCCCGCCGCAGTGTCTTTTGAAAACGGTGGGTGGAGATTATGGAAACAAAGAATTTTTTAGAGAGGGTACTAGGTGGTGATGGTTTTTACTGCTTCTGTGCTTTTAGTAAACAGCGTAAGATAACCAAGTTCTATAATACTATAGAGGCTGTTGCATTTGCATCTGTTAGTTTAGATGCGCAAGGATACGATACATATTTTGGGGTATCTACGTTTGATACAGGTAGCTCCCGTAAAGTAAGCAATGTAAAATACGTCAACTCGTTTTTTCTTGACTTAGATTGTGGTCCTAGCAAGGATTACCCTAGTCAACGTGATGCACTTAACGACTTACGTAGGTTCGTAAAGAAGTTATCCTTACCAAAACCTATTATGGTGAGTAGTGGTAATGGGGTACACGTCTATTGGACGTTGGCAATCCCTTGCCCAGTGGACGTATGGTTACCTGTAGCACTGCGCCTAAAGAAATTATGTGTTGAACATGGATTACAGGCAGATGCGGCTGTGACTGCTGACGCGGCCAGGATTTTACGTATACCAAACACGTACAACTATAAGAGTGACCCACCAACAGAGGCGAAACTTATAGGGGATATGGACTCAGCACCGATTGTAGACTTTGATGAGTTCTCTGATTTACTAGGTGGCGGCGTACCCGAAGAGCAGAAATTTTCTACAAGTTCTGTGAAAGCTATGTTGTGGGAGAACAACGAAAATGTATTTAAGAACATCGTTATAAAGAATCAAAAAGGTACGGGGTGTGCGCAGTTAGACTACATTATTAAGAACCAAGAAGAGATAAGCGAACCCTTGTGGAGAGCAGGTCTATCTATCGCTAAGTTCTGTGTAGATGCTGACAAAGCTATACATTATGTGTCTAAGAAGTATACTGGGTATGACTATGATGCTACGGAAGAGAAGGCTAGGCGCATAGAAGGGCCATACAGTTGTGATACAATAGAGGGATATAATCCTGACGGTTGTGTAGGGTGTAGACATAAAGGCAAGATAACAAACCCCCTAGCATTAGGTATGCGAGTTAAGGAAGCGGAGGAAGAGGTAGAAGCTCCCGCAATGAACTTACCTAACTTTCCAACTAACAAGTATGTTATACCTAAGTATCCTAGACCGTACTTTCGCGGTGCGAATGGTGGTATATACATACAAGTTCGTGACCCTGATGGAGATCCAGTAGATAAACTTATATACCATAACGACTTATACGTTGTTAGAAGATTACGAGATATAGAGGTAGGTGAGGCAATCGTTATGCGCCTACATCTGCCAAAGGACGGGGTAAGAGAGTTTACAATACCTCTTACTGCGGTAACATCAAAAGAAGACTTACGTAAACAGCTTGCTATGCAAGGTGTAACCTTATCAAAGATGGAAGAACTTATGCAGTATATAACAACGTGGGTAAATGAGTTACAGGCACAGACAGAGGCAGACGAAGCGCGTAGGCAATTTGGTTGGACTAGTGATGAGGGTGGTTCCTTTATACTAGGTAACCAAGAAGTCTTTAAAGATAAGGTGGGGTTCAACCCACCATCAACGCAAACAACAGGTTTGTTTCCTTCATTTGAACCCAGAGGTACATTAGAGGATTGGAAAGATACTATAGACTTCTACAACCGTGAAGGTTTTGAGTTACATCAGTTTGTTGTAGGTACATCCTTTGGGTCACCCTTAATGCAGTTCTCACCTATAAACTGCGCGGCTTTACACATACATAGTAAGGAATCGGGTGTAGGTAAGACTACAGCTATGGTGGCAGGTGTATCTGTGTGGGGTGACCCCGAAGATCTGATACTGTTAAAGGAAGATACATATAACACAAAGATGAACCGTGGTGAGGTATACCATAACCTACCTCTATACATGGATGAACTTACTAACATGAAGCCTTGGGAGCTATCTAATCTTGCCTACCAACTGACAGGTGGCCGTCAACGTGGACGTATGACTGCAAGTGCGAATATCGAACGTCATAGAGGAGAAGCTTGGAGATTACTAACTGTTACTACAGGTAACGCAAGTGTAGTAGAGAAGATTGGTTTGGCTAAATCTATGCCTAAAGCAGAAGCCCAGAGGATACTAGAAGTTAAGGTTGGTCGAAAATTCTTTAGCTCTGATAGTAAACAAGAGACTGATAAGTTTAGTAGCGCGATAAAGAATAACTACGGTCACGCAGGTGTGGTTTATATACAATACATTATGAATAACATGGAGGAAGCTAGAAAACTTTTAAACGAAGTACAGACTAGAGTTGACCGTGAGGCAGGGTTAACTGCTGAGAACAGGTTCTGGTCAGCTCTTGTTGCTTCTACTGTGACAGGTTTAATACTAGCTAAACGTGCGGGACTAATTAATTATGATACCAGTAAGGTCTTTTCTTGGGCTGTTGATAGGTTGAAGGAAAACAAACTACAAGTAGAAGATATGAGTATATCAGTTGAAGAAACTTTAAATGATTACATCCATGAGCATTGGAGTAATGTGTTATGGATCAAGAGTACGGATGACTTACGCAATGCTGATGTTACACAGTTAGTTATACCAGAAGCATTGCCTAGAGGTAAGTTAGTTGCGCGGTATGAGACAGACTTAAAACGGGTATATTTAGTTCCTAAACCATTGAAGGAATGGTGCGGTAAACAGCAGATAAACTACGCCTCATTTATAAACGATCTTACGGATAAACTTGGGGCAACAAAAAAGAATATGCGTTTAAGCAGAGGTACACATATGAACTTACCTCCAACATGGGTTATAGTAGTGGATTGTTCAATAGAATATGAAGAAGATGCAGGGGATACTAAGGACGCATGATCTAAATCCTGATGGGGTGCGGATTATAGTTAACTGGGATAACATGGTAACAAGTTCTTCTGTATTTATCTTGTGTACCAACACCCAGGGAGCGATAGAGCAAGCCCAGAAAATAACTGATTCTAAAGGTTGGAAGACTAAAAGTCAGGTTAGAGTAGAAAATAATAAATTAGGGGTTCGCATTTGGAGAATTGTATGATACAGGGGTAATACATAACTCCTC